GGATTACCTACCCTCTCCATTATCGAGGCCAAACCAGACAAAGCTGAGGTGGCACCCTAATGGCTCTAACTTTCACCACAACTGCGGAGGCTGCGCGACTCCATGGTGTTAAGATGTGCGCTCATGGAAGAGGTGGGGTAGGCAAAACCACTCTCGTTAGAACTCTTCACGAATGGCTTTCAACTGGACCAACCCTCCTCCTCAGCGCCGAATCTGGTGTGCTTTCATTAGGGGATGTGGAAATACCTCAGATTACTATTTCTAATTACTCAGAGATGGACGAAGCTTACAACTTTATTGCTTTTAGTGAACATGCTAAACATTTTCAGAGTGTAGCCTTAGACAGTATCTCCGAGATTGCGGAACAGTGCCTGCGCGGGGAGATGGCCGTTCGCAAAGATGGTCGTGCAGCTTACGGCGAAATGGGTAGTCAAATGAGAGACCTCATTCGTAAATTCCGCGACCTACCGGGCAAGCATGTTTACTTCAGCGCCAAACAGAGCAATAACAAAGATGATGTAACAGGCGTGAGCAGGTATGGACCTTCCATGCCGGGGCAGGCCCTAACTAAGGATATGCCTTACTTTTTCGACGAACTCTTTAGCATGGAGATTGGCGTAGTGCCAGAAACAGGCGCACAATACCGTTACCTTCGAACTCAGTTAGATTTACAGTTTGAAGCGAAGGACCGTTCGGGAGCTCTGGACGCATTAGAGGAGCCTCACCTCGGTAAAGTTATCGATAAGATTCTAGCCCGTAACGCAGCACTTCAACCCCAAGGAGTTTAATCTCTCATGGCACAACTACCATCAGCATTCGATGCTACTCAGCACGAACCCCGTACCGGCCCACCGCCGCCTCTACCGTCAGATTGGTACAACAGTATCATTACGGAGAGTGAAGTAAAGCTCACCAAAAAAGGCAGAGGAGATGGAGGCGTTGCCGGCACAGGTGAATGGTTAGTGGAACTCACTTTAAAGGTTCTCGACGGTCCTTATGTTGGTCGTCTATTTTGGGACCGCTTGAACCTCGGTAACCTCAACACGGTGGCTGTAGAGATCGCCAATTCCACCATGTCTTCTATCTGTCACGCTGTTAATGTATTTCAAGTACCGGATACATCGGTACTGCACGGTCATCCTTTAATGGCAAGGGTTATCGAGAAGGCCCCCGAAGGCGGCTATGATGCCGGTAACGACGTAAAGGGCTACGCCAAGATCGGGGAGAAAGAGTCAAAAAACGGGCAAGACATCAAACTTGAGCCAAAACATGGTGCTGCCCCAAAAACCCCTAGTCAGCCTCCCCACTCAGGTGCGGCAGAATTTACGCCGCCTTGGTCAGGGGAACCAGCCGCACCTGCACCTGTGGCTCCAGCTGCACCGGCTATTCCGCAGGCACCTGTTCCTCCAGTACCGGCGGCGCCAGCCGCTCCGGCTACACCAGGCGCACCGCCTTGGGTAACAAGTTAATCTTTTCAAAAAAGAGAGTGCCCGCAACCTTGAAGCGAATTGCGGGAGGAGCCGGGTGGTTCAAGGCTGGTAACCTTCATCCCGGTCCGGGTTCGATGCCCGGCCTCTCCTTATGACCACACTAAGCCGCATTAACGAGTTTCTAGAAAGTAAGCAGGGTAAAGGCTTTCGCCGGCATCTTGGTGCGTCTATTATTGGCCGTCCTTGCGCCCGTCAACTGTGGTATACGTTTCGATGGGCACGTCGTTCTTCTTTCAAAGGTCGTATACTTCGCCTATTCCAACGAGGCCACGAAGAAGAGATACGCCTTATTGATTTTATGCGTAAGTCCGGTATTCATGTAAAAGATGTAGATCCGGATACAGGTGATCAGTTTCGTATAGTAGATTGGGACGGACATTTTGGTGGCTCACTAGATAGTATCCTTGTCGATACACCTGAGTTTCCAATGATGGAAATTCTCGGTGAATACAAGACGCATAACGACAAGAGCTTCAAAAAAGTTAAAAAAGATGGTGTAAAGAAATCAAAATATGAGCATTATATTCAAGCCCAAATATACATGCACTACACAGAGCTACCTGCGGCTTTATATTTTGCTGTCAACAAGAACGACGATGAAATGGATATTCAGATAATAGAATATGATAGGCACGAAGCTCTAAAGTATATAGAAAGAGCTGGTAAGATTATTTATACAGAAGTTATACCGCCGCGCATACCAAATGCGAGTCCTGGATGGTACATTTGTCAGTGGTGTGATTATAAAGATGTCTGCCATCATCACGCTAAAAAAGAAATGAACTGTCGTACGTGTATCTATTCTGAACCAGTGGCGGATGGTAAATGGTCTTGTAAAAAGTTTCATTGTAACCTTGAACACCAAGATCAACTTCGTGGATGTTTAGAACACTCTGAGATCCTGGAGGATTAAATGACGCCTGATATCTTTTTCGTGGCATTAGCCGCATTTGTAATCATGGGGGTAGTACTAATAATTACTCTTATACTCTTTATCCGGTCAATAGAAGAAGTAGAACCGGCGCTTGATTCAATTCAATTAGAATTATTTCATTAGATAATGGCAGTACTCCTCGAATTTAAAGACGGTCGTTATCGATGCACACATTGCGGTAAGGTAGCCTATACCGATCAACATAAGGCTATCACAGCTTCGCCGCATACGCGGCCATATTTTGATAACAAATGCGGATGGTGGCATATTTCTGAAGCGCCGATTTTAAATGGAGCTATGGTTGCTCGCGACTATCAAGAAGCCTGCCTTAACCATATCAATGATTATTTTGGACAAAAAAGCGGCAACCCTATAGCCGCCTTACCCACTGGTACGGGCAAGTCTTTCATCATAGCTGAGTTCATTAAACGTGCGATAGAGTCTTATCCAGGAACACGAGTAATGATGCTCACCCATGTGAAAGAGTTAATTGAACAAAATCTTAAGGCTCTATTAAACATATGGCCCACGGCGCCAGCAGGAGTCTATAGTGCTGGAATTGGTCGTCGGGAACATAGAGAACCTGTCACCTATGCTGGTATCCAATCCGTTTATCGCAAGCCAGAAATGTTCGGCCATATAGACCTCATCCTAGTTGACGAAGCTCATCTGGTGAGTACCAAAGGTACTACAATGTACCGCAAGTTTATAGCCGCACTTAGGGAGGTCAATCCACACCTCAAGGTTATCGGCTTTACGGCTACAGCCTTTAGACTTGGGCAAGGTATGCTAACTGATGACGAAGGGTTATTTGATGATATCTGTTTTGACTTAACCGAACGGGATGCTTTCAATTGGCTGATCGCTGAAGGTTGGATCTGTCCATTAATACCGAAGCATACAAAAGAGCAGTTAGATGTGACTGGAGTTCGCTTATCGGGTGGTGATTATATTCAAAAAGATTTACAAGAACATGTTGATCAGGATACAACTACTATAGCGGCTCTTTCAGAAGCTGTTACAATCGCTTCCGAACGCAAACATTGGCTCGTTTTCGCTAGCGGTATAGAACATGCTGAGCACATAACAGCCCACCTTACAGATACTTTCGGAATGAAGGCGACTGTAGTTCACTCTAAGCTAGACACTGCGGAAAGAGACCAGCGCCTACGTGATTTTAAAGCTGGGCGTATTCAAGTTATGGTGAATAATAATATCCTCACACATGGTTTTGATTATCCTGATATCGATTGTATTGTGATGTTAAGACCAACGGCGTCACCGGGACTGTGGGTACAGATGCTAGGGCGTGGTACTCGACCTGCGGACGGCAAAGATAACTGTCTTGTACTCGACTTTGCTGGCAACACGAAACGCCTAGGTCCAATTAACGACCCTGTCATGCCCAGGAAGAAAGGAAAGGGGCCGAAAGGCATTGCCCCCGTTCGGCTATGCGAGGTCTGTAACTGCTATTCCCACGCCTCCTGCCGGTTTTGTCAGAATCCTGAATGTGGCGCAGAATTTCCAAAGGCTGTTAAGATTCACGCCTCGGCTAGTTCGAGTGAGCTTATTGCTGGAAGCGCCCCAGAGATCCACCAGTACAATGTATCACGAGTGATATATAATATTCATAAGAAAAAAGGCAAACCGAATTCTATGAGAGTAGAATACTATACAGGGTTGCGTAAGTTTAGTGAGTTCATTTGTTTAGACCATGGCGGATACGCTTCGCGTGTTGCTCGCCAATGGTGGGAGTTAAGATCACCTTGGGGGGTACCTCCTGATGTAGATGCTGGTTTGAAGGCTGTAAATTATTTGAAGATACCTAAAACTATATCCGTGATCGAAAACAAGCGTTATCCGGAGATCGCAGGTTATGAGTTCGATTGAAAAATGGAGTCCAGAGTATAAGCATTTGCTTACAAAAAAGTTAAGCAAAGAAGGTATTACTATTAATTGCATCAACTGTGTGAACTTCCTTAAAGATCAAGAGATTTGTACCGTCGCGAGTATACGCCCTCCTGCCCATGTCATTGCGCATGGATGTCTTACTTGGGAGGAAGATTTACCGTTCTAGATAGCACTTGACAAGTGGTCGAAGCAATCGGTATTATAAGGGGTAGAATTTGACTAACAAAGGAGTCCACATGAATCTTACTACTCTCGGTGAGATGCAGGATAATCAAACCTTTATTATGCCTTGGCGCAAACCTGGCGCCAGAGCGGGTAAGATTATACGCATTGGACAAGGTAGTGTCGATGTCCACATCCCCAAGCACGACGGCACCGGATGGGAGCGTACCGCCGTTGCCAACGGAACAGAAGTTATCCCTTGTGATGAAGAAATGTATAACCTACAAGGGTTCGGTGAAGGTGGAGCGGGTGGGCGAGTCCGCAATAAGAGCACGGTGAGAAAGCCTGTTGACATCGTGTGGGGCATGTGCAAGGATATGCCAGACGCTGCTCGGGATGAGATTGTAGAGGCCTGTGTCGCCCTCGGCGTTAACAAGAACACAGCCAAGACTCAGTATTACCACTGGAGAAAGAAGCATGGTTAAGCGCAATGTTCTACTCACTGAAGCCTTAGGCTGTATTGATAGGTCCGAACACAATCGCGATCCTGATCTGGTAGTAAAAGCTATCGCTATCTGCTTCGTTGTAGTCACCGATATACTGGTCGAAGAATGTAAGGTAGGTGGGGCAATTGATCGATCACTGGGATATCGAAGGATGAAGAAGCCATGAGCGCTCCACACTATGACGACAACTTCGGACACTGGGATATCGAAGACGACGACGATCGTGAACACTACCGTAGGACGCAGAAAACAAACGTGAGCAAAAAGTGTGCTGGGTGTGGTCGGAGGGTGATGCTGCAACCTCAGTATGGATATTGTGACTCATGTGCTACGAAACGTGAGCATGGTTTAGATACAGACTATTAATAGATTTTCAGTATTGATTTTCAGCCTTGGAAAAAGGGCGCACGTCCTCCCGTCCTTAATAGTAGGAGGACAAACTCTCACGAAGGAGTATTATCATGGCCAAAGAGGCCGCAGTAGAGGAGGCTACGGTGGAGGCCCCGCCGAAGCAGCCGTCACAGAACGGCGTTACCCGTCCGAAGGCAGAAACAAAGACGGGCCGCGTCTGGGAGATTTCAGACGAGCTCTCCGAAGGCTCAGGAGGTCCCGCAGCGCGTAAGGACGTTATGGCAGCTGGTGAGGCCGAAGGGCTGAACCCCGCAACCATCGCAACGCAGTACGGGCGGTGGCGGAAGTTCCACGGTCTTGGCAGAGCGGCTGTTGCCGCCGCCGCTGAGGACACCGCCGAAGTTGAAGAGTAACTTAGGCCAGTAGTATGTTGCTCTATCGGCTAGGGGGGTGCGTCTCCTAATCGAGGCGTGCCCCCTTTCTGTCTTCACCGGAGAACCTAATGCTGAACTCGCAAGTCCCTTTATCTACAGATTACAATGATGAGGGGTTTTTAAGGGTACATTCGATTTTCGAAACCATCCAAGGCGAAGGACCATTCGCCGGATGGCCGGCTATTTTTGTACGACTCTATGGATGTAATCTCCAATGTCCGTTGTGCGATACTGAGTACACCAAGCAATACGAAATATACAATCCTATGACCCTAGCGGAAGCTGTGCGATCTACTTACGCGCTACAGCCCGTAGATAAGCCTCTTGTGGTAATCACAGGAGGAGAACCATTTCGACAGAATATTCGTCTTTTTGTAGATTATCTATTGGAGATGAATTTTTATGTTCAGATCGAAACTAATGGTGTGCTGTATCTTGATCTTCCATGGGACCATGAGGCGTTAACCGTTGTATGTAGTCCGAAGACAGGAAAGATTCATCCTAAAACAGCAGAGCGTGTTGATGCTTATAAGTACGTGCTGTCGTATGATGGTATAGCTGAAGATGGCTTACCGCTTTCTGCCTTGGGACATCCTCTTGGTAAATATAAGCATGTCGCTAGGCCTCCAGATAATTGGTCTGGCCCTATTTATCTGAATCCTTTAGATGCTGGTAACGATGAAGCCAATTTTAAGAACCTTGAAGCCGTTACGCTCTCTGTTATGACTCATGGTAAATACATCATGGGTGTGCAGATGCACAAACTCATAGGCCTACCATGACCTCATGCTTAGTGGTACTCTCGGGCGGTCAAGATTCAACCACATGCCTTTTTTGGGCATTGCAACGATTCGGTACGGAGGTTCGTGCAATAACTTTTGATTATGGTCAAAGGCACTCTCGTGAGGTTCTTTCAGCGCGGATGGTGGCTACTCTTATGGGCGTTGAACATGAGGTTATATCTCTTGGCGCTGATATCTTAAAAGGTACATCGCCTTTAGTTAACTCAGACGAAGAACTTGAGGAATATGCCGATCACCAATCTTTGCCGGGTGGTCTTGAGAAGACGTTTGTACCTATGCGGAATCAGTTGTTCCTTACTATTGCGGCTAACAGGGCTTATGTGCTCGGTTGTAATACACTGGTGACAGGAGTAAGTAGCGAAGATTTTGGTGGGTACCCAGATTGCAGGCCAGATTTTATTGAAGCGTTTATAAAGGCTTCCTCAATAGGCACTTTTACAGATGATTCATTACGAGTACTAACCCCGTTGATGGATTTGGATAAGCAGGCGACTGTTCTTCTTGCACTTGGTATGTTAGGTTGTTATCAGGCTCTTGGACTCACGCATACATCCTATGATGGTGAGTACCCGCCTAAGACTAAAGATCATGCTACTTTGCTTAGGGCTAAAGGGTTTGAGCTCGCAAGGGTACCTGATCCATTAATACTGCGCGCACATGAAGAAGGGTTACTTCCTCATTATCCAGATACACCGAACTATGATACTCAGGCTATTGATCCCCATCGCGAAGCGATAACTGATTTAGTGGCGTGGGTCAAAGAATGGGAGAAGGCGTATGTCACATGAAGTTATAAGGTACCACGATTTTAGTGCGGGGCATAGAGTCGTTGGTCACGAGAACAAGTGTAAGGAGCTTCACGGACATAACTACCGTGTTCATTTTACTTGCATTAGCGCAGAACTCGACGATATTGGTCGTGTGATCGACTTTGGGGTTATTAAAGAATTGCTTTGCGAATGGCTTGAAGAGAACTGGGACCATAAGATGCTACTATGGAACCTAGATCCTATTTGTGGTATTCTCCGTGAGGGGTTCACTTGGTCTAGCGCTGTAGAAGCTCTTATTAAAGACAGCGTTGTAGAAGTACCCTTCAATCCTACTGCCGAGAACATGGCCGAGTACCTAGTTGAAGTAATTGGCCCCAAAGTATTGAAAAAAACCGATGTACGACTCATACGTGTTACCGTCGACGAAACTCGCAAGTGCTCGGCTACCTATACTACTCAAGGGATGAGAGGAAATATTGCATGATTCAGCTTGCTACGTACATCCAAGGTATTCTTGAAGAAATAGGTGAAGATACTAATAGGGAAGGGCTCCAAGATACACCTACTCGAGCGGCTAGGGCTTGGCTTGAATGGACTGAAGGGTATGGGCTGAAGGCAGAGGATATACTCAAATCCTTTGAAGATGGTGGTGAAACGTACGATGAAATGATCTTGGTGCGTGGCATACCCTTTTATAGCCATTGCGAACATCATATGGCTCCTTTCTTCGGTTCAGTAGATATAGGTTATGTGCCTAGTGGAAGAATCTTAGGGCTTTCTAAATTCTCCCGTCTTGTTGATATGTTTGCTCACCGCTTACAAGTTCAGGAACGGTTAACTGAACAGATAGCGAATGCTCTTACAGGCTACTTGCAGCCAAAAGGTGTGGCTGTATCTATAACCGCAAGACATTTGTGCATGGAGAGCCGTGGTATAGCTAAGCAAGGTAGCGAGACTGTGACTAATGAGTTACAGGGAGTATTCAGGACAGATCCATCGGCCCGTTTGGAATTCTTGACAAGCACCCGATGAGGTGGTTATTATAAGGTCCTATGAAAGTTTACCTTGCCTCCGTACTCTACAATGATTTTAGACAAGGAAGCCCTGTCTATAACCGACTCGACAATCGAGAGAAGCGGGCAGTTGAAGAGTGCGACTACATTCTTGACTCGTACCATTATGTTCACAAGCAACGACTTGTCGATCGTATTCGGAAGACAGGGCGCCAAATCTTTCTTGACTCAGGTGCTTTCTCTGCTTACACACAAGACGTAACTATCGACATAGATGAGTATTGTGATTACTGCGAACGTAATTCCGATTTTATTGAAGTGATCTCTGTACTAGATTCTATTGGTAACGCAGAAGAAACCTACCGTAATCAAAAGCATATGGAGTCTAGAGGCCTAGCTGTCTTGCCTTGTTACCACTATGGCGAACCCGAAGAAGTTCTCTCCTATTACGCAAATGCGTACGAGCATATTACCATTGGAGGAATGGTACCTATCTCGACGCCTCAACTAAAGGTGTGGTTAGATAGATTATGGGGCAACTACTTAACGAATCCAGATGGTACCTCAAAGTTGAAAGTCCACGGCTTCGGTCTCACGTCCGTACCTCTTATGTCAAGGTACCCTTGGTACTCTGTGGACTCATCCTCTTGGGTGCAGCTGGGTGGTATGGGAAATATCTTCTTACCCGATTACGGAACGATAGCGGTGTCTGAGTTTGCGCCTCAGTTAAAAGAAAAGATGAAACATGTTGATAACCTACCAGAAGAGCATCGTGCTGTCGTAGTAGGGTATATTGAAGAACTAGGTTTCGATCTTGAACGCTTGAGAAAAATGCACTTGAGTCGTAAATGCTTCAATATGGTTACTTACGGTGATTTTCAATCTGAAGATAAACCGTTTATTGAGCCACAGCCAGAACTATTTTGATTAAGGCACTGAAGTTTGTCCGTGGCGCAGTATCGAGGAAGGATTACCAGCCTGCCCTGTCCCACTTTCTAATTAAAGACGGGCAGGTCATGGGGTACGACGGAACTATTGCCCTATCCAGTCCTATACCCCTTGATATCCAGGCTACGCCAAAAGCCATACCGTTCGTTAAAGCAATCGAACGTTGTACGGATCCTACAACTGCGCTGAACCTGACAGCTACTGGTAAGATCTCTTTAAAATCTGGTAAATTCAAAGCAACTATTGAGTGTACAGAAGAAAGTTTAGTTTTAGAGTCAATTCAACCAGAAGGCGATTATGTTGACCTCAGTTCTACGTTGGTTTCGGCGCTTCGTACTCTTGAGCCTTTTATCGGTGTTGATGCTTCCCGTCCTTGGTCTAGTGGTATTCTTTTGCATAATTTTTCTGCTTTTGCTACCAATAACATCATTCTGGCCGAAGCTTGGATTGGAGGATCTCTCCCAAACATTAACCTCCCTGGATCGGCAATTAAAGAACTCACAAGAATCGCGGAAGAACCAATAGGAATCCAGTTAAGTAAAACATCTGTTACATTTCATTTCAAAGGCGATAGATGGTTACGCTCACAACTCTTGAATACAGAATGGCCTGATATACATTCATTACTTGAACAAACATTTGATACATCAACTATGTCACCGTTACCGTCCAATTTCTTTGAGGCTGTTGAAACAATTGCCTACGCCGTAGAAGACGATGGTAGAATATATTTTCGTGATAGTTATATAACCACAGCCTTAGAAGGCGGGATTGGCGCCTCTGTGGAAATTCAAGGTTTACCTGCGTTTGGATCTTATCATCATAAAATGCTTATGCTTTTAAAAGATCGCGTTCAACAAATTGATTTTACAAAGCATCCTAATCCTTGCCCTTTTATAGGGGATCAACTTCGAGGTGTGTTCTTAGGTATGCGGGACGATTAATGCGTCCTGATTCTCTTGGTCTCTTTTGGCAAGATTTACCAAGAAAGAAAGGCGATCGTACAGCCCGTATCATGCCAGATATTCCAGAGACGGGATGGAAGGCTCCTGCCGAGTTCCCTAACTTATCCGCAGCCAAAGCCCTCTGCATAGATGTTGAGACATACGACCCTGAGCTAAAGACGCAAGGTCCGGGTTGGGCAAGAGGTGTCGGTCATCTTGTAGGGATTGCTGTAGGTACTGAAGATGGCCACCGTTGGTACTTTCCGATGCGGCACGAGATCCGCCCGGAGGAGAACTTAGATCCGGAGCATGTACTAACTTGGGCAAGGGATAATTTAACCGATCCACACCAAGTTAAAATAGGCGCGAACATAACTTATGATGTAGGATGGTTACGCCAAGAAGGAGTTTACGTACAAGGAGCCTTACACGACGTACAGTTTGCGGAAGCT